AAGTTCTTCTCCTGATCTTCAGCAGAGAAATAAACATAAGCTTGAACAACCCAAGTCGAAATCTGTCGGTCTTGTGAAGTTGTTATGTTGCGGGTGATTAGTCTGCCATCAGGTCTGTCCTTATAGAACCTGGCGATACGCTCGGCAACTGTTTCGTATTCAGCTAAGTTAAATTGAGCCATCTATTTTTTCGCTTTCTTGAATGTTAGGAATGGAAGCCCTGCACCGCGTTGAGACAAAGTAACAACAACTTCCCCATCAATTGTCCCATTTTTTGCCCCATTTAAGGCAGCAATAGTGCGAGACTTTAGCTCAGTGAAGTGAGTTTCAATCTTCTCTAAATCTGCCTGGGCGTTTAGCAGTTCAATGCCTAGAGTGCCTAGTTCTTCATCAAGGGTTTCGATGGCAGGGGAAAGCGAGCGAATAGTCTCATAAGTCGAGTCAGATCCATCCCAGTCAGGTTGCTCATCAGAGAAGATACGAGTGCGGAAATCAAGGACTCGGTGATAGATAGCCTGAAACTCAAACTCATCCCAAAGAACTTCATACTCCTTGTATCTGCCTGCATTGACTACCGCGAAAACTGAGCGCTTGATGTCAAAAATCCACATATACCAAAGCACTTGAGCGCGATAATGCTCAGGAACACTATCCCAATAAGTAGCAGTATGTTTTATTTCAAGAATGTAAGGCAGTCCAAGCTCATCGAAGCAGAGAGCATCAGGGTTAGCATGCGCCCAAGTCTGCTCTTTATGCGCATAAGTTCCAACTTCATAAACTTCATGCTCAGGATGTTGCTCCTGATAGAGCGTGCGAATTGCTGGCTCGACAAGCTGACCCAAGCGCATCGCAGTATTAGGTTCGAAACTTGAAGACAATCTGCCGGTCTTTTGCGCCCATAAAGTGATTGCCGAAGTGAAAGGGGACAAGCCAAGGATTGCGCCTATCTCACTGCCTGAAATAACGCCTTGCTCATCTCTAAGCGCATGCCATTCAGGGCTGTTGTTTTCAAAATTACCGAGAAACTTTGCTTGTATCTCATAACTGTTTTTATTGATTGTTTGCATGTCTATACTCTAAACATGACCGCTGACAACTTTAGATTAGATCAGGCCACTATCGAACTGCATGAAGCAATTATGGACAACGGGGGTGTTGAATGTGAGCAAGTGCCTGATGTTTTCTTTCCTGAAGAATGGGCTGCAAGGGGGGCTAGTCAATCAACGAACATGTATAACCTGGCAATAGACACTGCTCGTCAAATCTGTATGCGTTGCCCAGTAATGGATAAGTGCCTTCGAGTTGGCATGGCTGAAGATTATGGTATTTGGGGCGGAACAACACCTAAACAGCGCAGGCAACTAAAGAAAGAGCAAGAACTCTAAAAACGCCCTAAAACGCCCGTAGCGGGCTTTTATTCAGGTTTGTGAGTAGAGATACCAAACCCATCATCTTTAGGGTTCAAAGCCCTAATAATGACCGGAATGAATGAAATCCAGACTGCATTAGCCACAATAAGCCAATCTTGAGCAGTGAAAAGAACAGGTAACTTCCCAACAGCAAAAATAGCGGTTAGAGAAGTAGCCAAAAGACTTCTAAGATAGCTTGCAAGAATCGGGTTCATTATTTTCCTTTATTTTCGAGAATGTGTTTCAGTGGATCAATCAAATCTTCATAAGCGCACAAGTGAATATTAGGGTTTGACCAATCTTTATTAGCCTTACCAATGCTCAAGTGTAAGTGCGCACCTGTTGACAAAACCCCTGTATTTCCAATCTTACCTAAAACAGTTTTACCGCCAACAACCTTATCGCCCTTCACTAGCAAAGACTTCTCAGCCAAGTGAGCGTAAAGCACCCAGTAACCATCTTTAGTTGAGTGAATAACTATCCAACCTAAACCATCAGTCCAGGTAGAAACAAAAACAGTCCCATCAGTAATCGCCTTGACTTTAGATCTAAGTTTAGGACTCCAATCTTGCCCGCGATGTGGCCTGCCATTACGATAATGAGCTAGATTGCCAAACTCATCGCCACGAGTTTTAGGCGAAAACGGCTCAAAATAGATTGTCATAAGACGATTCTAAATTAGGGGATGTTACAGCCCGAAAGCACCTTTTAGCATTACAACAGCAACGCTAGTAACAACAGCAGTAATGAGAGCAGGTATCCAGGCACTCCGGTTGATCTGCTTCTCTAGTTCTCTAATTCTTGTTTCGTGATCGCGTGAAGCATCAAGTATTTGAATTGAGTTTGCTTTTAGAATCTCGATGTCGCGCACAATCTGCAACAACAAAGTTTGATTAGTAGGTTTAGGTTGCTCACTCAATTGGAGTCATTTCCTGACCACACAAACCACAAACAAGCATCCCTTCAGCAGGCGGAGTATGCTCATCACCCTTGATAGGGCAACCTTCAGTTTTACAGCTAAACATCTTTATCCTTATCCCGCAGCAGTTCCAGTAGCCATCATAATTGCGATCCCATACAAAGTCTGGGTAGCAGCCTGAGAGACAGCACCCTGATTGACCAGGGCAATAGTTGCAGTGCCAGTAGTAACAGCGTTAACAACAGGAGTGAACATCGCACCGGTAGAAGTCAAACCGCAAATAATTGGGGTAGTCCCGAATCGGGATGCAGGCAAAACAACAGACACAAGCGCTGAAGAACCAGCAGCAACAGCAGTAGCAGGGCCAGTCGCAGAGAAAACAGCCATCGCACTAGGTAGCGGTTGCCACTGAGTGCCGTCATAATGCTCAATTCTGTCTTTATCAGTCAAATAAGAAACTTGACCTGTAACAGCGGTAGCAATAGCAGTAGCTCTAACAGCGGTTGAACCAAAAGTTCCAACAACCTGCTGACTAACATAAGTGTTCAAATCGGCAGCAGTAAGAACATCACCGATAGCCCAAGTTTTCAATGGCATTTTTTATTCTCCTAAGTGTCTAGTTTATCGGGATGTTAAACAACCTTTTGGGTATCTAAAATCCCCATATAGGTTGAGTTTAGAAGCATACCTGCACCGAAGGGAGCTAACCCTAAAGAAACCTTATGAGATTCAGGGTCAAACTGTTGCCTAATGCTAATGATTGTGTATTTCTTATCAATGTTTGAACCTGAGCTTGAAGGCCTGAAAATAACTCTCGCAGGGTCATAAAGGTCAATTGCTTGAACTCTAGCCTGAGCAGTTCCCGCCATCGCTTCTAACTGCAAATCTAGGCTAGTCAAAACATAATCAGGGCTTCCAAACTGCCCGTAAATCTCTTTAGCCATCGCACTAGATCTAGCAGGGCTAATACCTAGATTATCTGTTTGCCCAAAAGTTCTAACCCCATAAAGCGCTTGACTGGCGGTGCTTTGAGTTGTAACAGTTCCACCAGAAGCTCGCACAACATTCACCTGATTATAGAACTGATCTGAAGCGTATTGAACTTGCAAATCAGATATAGGTAATGCAGTAGCAACAACAGCAGTTCCAAAATTATCAGCAAAGTTCACGATGGCAGTCGCAGCAGCAGTTCCAGATTTAACAGTTATCGCGTAAACACTATCTGAAAAACGCTCTTCCCCAACCCAACCACAATAGGGGCGTTGCTGTTCATTCAAATAAGTTGATGTTGATTCTTGATAACGCTCACCATCAAAATAAATACTTGAAGCCGAAGAAGTTGGGGTTATAATTAAATCTTTTATTTGGAAAGTTCCATTTATATCTTGAATCAAAAACTCAAAATAGTTGCAGAAAGAAGTAGTCGTAAGATTCTCAATAACGATGCGCTTCCAATTGCTGTTAGTAAAAGTATTCGCATAAACAACAGTTGCTCTATCAAGGAAACCACCTGTTGCAGGGTTCTTGTAACGCAACTTTATTTGAGCAGAAACATCAACAGCGTTAGTCCAAAACGCGACACTATAAGCAGTGTTAGCCTTGTATTTAGTTTTATCCATTTCCTGATATTGCAAACCTTGCTCACTACCAAACAAAACGGACTCTAAAACATACTCACCTGGAAACTGTGAATTGGTTGTTACAACAGGTGTGCCTTCAGTTGAATAAATCCAGTTAGTCAAATCAGTTGCAGTGCCATTGTAAAAACCTGCGGTTATGTGATAGTTATAGCTCAATGATGCGGATGGATTCCAAGTCGTATAGATATAACTTCGGTCAGCCCATTTAGCGTTGCCATCTTTAGTCCCCCAAAAGTTTGCCGGCTCAGTTCTAGCAACATTCTGCAAATAACTAAGAACAGTCTGATCTTGACTGAGCGTGTCTCCAACTAAAGGCGTTTTACCTGCACTGCCAGCCATGTCAACAGTTATTGCGGTTGAACCCCAGATAGCGGTTGCTGATGCAATTCTAGGAGTAGGCAGTTGGCCAGCAGTATTAGCAGCAGTGATAAGAGTCGGGTTGAAGTTAGCTTTAGCAAGGACACCTAAACCATCATCAGCTGTCAGGGTTGCACGAGCATCCAAACCCTTTTCATCATTAGTAAAATCCCAGTTTTGAACCCAACCAGTAAAGATAACGACACCGCCAGAAGAAATCTGCACTTTAGCGTTAGGTTGAACAAGCGTATAACCCCCCATAGGGTTAAAAAGAATAGAGCTTGTATTGAACGGGTCAAAAGTTCTATCGTTATTGATAAAACTAACTGTTGCCTGCCCAACTTGAGTGTCATCCAAAATACGGGGGCTACCACGATCTATTACTACATTCGTTGCATAAGAAGTAACATCAATGTAACCGCTAGAACTGAAACTGAGATAAACCAGGTATGTAGGAACAGGCATTATCTACCCTTACTGCTAAACCCAGTTGCAAATTGCCAAGGTAACCCGCCATTAGTTTTCTGGTATTTCACAACAGCATCAACAACCGCTTTAGGGTCAGCAGACTGAACATTTATGTTGATTGTCGTTGAAGGCGGTTTAAGGCCTGCTTCTTTATAGAACCCAAACAAGTCCGCAGTGTTTCCTGTATTTGGGATACTCATTGTTTGACCGCCTGAACCTGAGAAAACTGATGTTGCAGTTGTAGCCTGCAAACCCTTCTTCTTTAGTTCTGCCTTAACTGAAGCATCAGCCATACCAACAGCGACAGCAGCAGCAAACTGAGTCGCAGCAATCGCAGCAATACTCATAACGGCTACCGAAGCAATACCTGCACCAGCAGCAGGAATAGCGCTTGTGGCACTTTTAGCTTGAATCAAACCAACAGCCTGAGCAAGGTTAGAGATTGCCTTACCTGCACTGGCAAGCATCAAGATACCTTTTAGAGCAAGTAAAGCAGGGAGAGCCTGAATCAAAGAGCTTGCAACATTGCTAAAGCCCTTCATCGCGTCACCATCACCGAACAGCGCAAAGAAATCCTGGACACCTTGAAAAGTTTTTTGAACAGCATCCTTAATATTCAAAAACATTTTTCCTGCTTCAGTTTTAGGATCTGAAACATCTTCTACAAATTGTTGAACAACAGGAATAACATTATCGTTCAGGTATTTCACGAAATCTGTAAACATTGGTAGCAAAGCAGTTCCCAAGGTAGTTTTAGCATCTTCAAAAGAAGCAGTTAAAATTCTTTGCTGATTAGCAAGCCCGCCAGAAGTACGCTCAAAATCTCCCTGTTGAGTAACAGTTTGTTCCATGATTACAGCTCTACGAGCAAGAATCTTCTCTTGTTCAGTCATCGTATAAGTAAAGCCTTTAGCAGTTTTGGTCATAGTTCCCAAACCTAAAGCCATACCTTTATCTTTAACTATTTTGTCTGTCAACAAAACACCGTATCTGCGCAAAGGTTCAGATTCACCGCGAAGAGCAGAACCTAAAGCATTAACAGCATCTTCAGGGCTTGTGTTATTGAAAGAAGCTAAGTCTGTTGCAAGAGTAATCAAACCGGTTGAAAAATCTGCGTTTGCCTTTTCTGTTAAACCTGCTGCTTTTCCATAAATACCAAAAGTTTTTGATGCTTCATAAACACCATTTTTAGTTTGACCTAATTTTTGATTAGCAGTCGCAGCAAACTTTTCAATAACGCTTGTACCAGAGCCAAAAATCTGACCAACAGCTGCGGTTTGTTCTTGAGCGTTGCTTGCAAGAGTAATAATGTCCCTGATGCCATCAGCAATTTGACTGATACCGATACCAATGCCCAAAGTGCCAATAGCACCCTTTAGCCCGCCAAAAGAGCCTTTAGCCTTCTTAATGCCTGAATCATCAAACTTAGATAATAGTTTTATGATAACTGACATTAGTTGAGTTTCCTGTTCACTTTGGCCGCATACTTCTCAAGTATCAATTTTATCTCAGCCTGTACACGCGGAAGAGATCTCTCAACGCCAGGATAAACAAAGTTATTGTCATTATTCTTCTTCAAGTGTCTAATCATTGACCTTCCCTGAGTCGTTACTCGGTGAGATCTACTTCTGCCCTTCCAAGTATAAGAATCAGTTACAGTCCTTCTAGGGACACCCGAACCTTTACCGGCAACATCAGCAAGAGCAGTCGCAGGAGAATTGACACGCAAACTAGCTAGGGAAGTAACAGCAAACTTCTTAGACGCTTTAGTTCTAAAACTAAACTTTACTTCATCAGGTTTCCTGCCAACTCCCCAACCTAAACGACCACGAGTGTTAGAGACAGGGCGAACCTTAGATTCAAAAGGGTTCACTTTAGGGATAGCAGCCTTGATAGCTTCAATGGCAGGCGCAGCAACAACCTTCATCTCTTTAACCATTGCGTTCTTCATACCAGGTTCAAGCTGATTTAACGCCTTCACTATTTCTTTAGCGTTATAAACGATGTCATCAGCCATTTCCACCCCTTTGATGCCTAAGCGCAAACAACATTGTGTTTAGCATGCGATCACTTTCTTCCATTAGAACACTAGGGGCGATACCTGTTGCAACCGCAAGATTAGCAATCATCCAATGGAAAGAGTCAACACCTAAAGGCTTTAGGCTTTTGGGTCAGCAACCTCGACTTTAGAAACTAAATCAATCCAGCCTTCAAACTCTTCGCCAGTTTTCTTGAGTCGCTTAATCGCAAGCCATGCAAGGTAAAGCAGGTGAGTAATCTTTTCAAGCCTGTCAATGCTCAAGTTAAAATAGGTTTCCCATTTGACTATATCGCCAGCAGTAGTGTTTATTTCTAAACTTGTTCCGTCAACGAAAGTAATTGTCAGAGTTATTTCATTCATACAATCACTCTAGCCGAAAGGTTATGCAGTTGCGCGGGAAATTGTCCCTGTGGTAGGAAGCGTAATGCTGAAGGTTGACAAGTCCCCAATATTTCCCGAAACTGGAGTGTAATCAGTTACAAGACAAATTGCGGTGTAAGCAGGGTTAGTTGCTGATGTTGCAGTGCTTGTTGGCTTGATAACGACAGTCGCGTTACTTCCAAGCAAAGGCCATAGAACAGCATCAACAGCCGAAGCAGCATAATCCTGATTGAACTGAAGAGTCAAAGAACCTTCTTTTAGACCTGCAACGCGGGTAACAAAAGTGCTACCAAAAGCAGTAGTTGTAATGTCGTTAGCCGAAACCTTCAACTCAACCTGAGTCAGGTATGAAGCCAAAGCAGTAGATCCGTTGATGCTAACGCTGAAGTCTGTTGCGACAAAGATTGCCATTATTTATCCTTAACTTGCGAATACTTGAACCGAAAACTCGGCACTGTAATAGTCTAATGCATTTACACTAACAGCCCCGATTGCACTTGTTTCAGCGACAAACACATCGAAAGCATAACCGCCAAGAGTGCGATCTGATTCAATCGCATACTTGATAGAACCGCTACCAGGAGCAAGATAGATATCCATCGCCTGCTGAGCTGAGCGTTCAGAAACACGCCCCAAAACGACAGTAACCTTGAAAGTGTATTCGGCCATAGAGCGATTGTTTTGCTTGTTGTATTGGACTCGCTCAATACCAATCATGGCCATAGGCGGGTTGACCACATCAGGCAAAGTTTCAACAACTCGAAGCCCTGCAATAGTTGCTAGGTTATTTGCTAACCCTGTTCTAAGGTCGCTTATCGCCATTATGCGCCTGTTCTAAGCAGCCTAAACGGATTGATTAGTTGCGCAACATCGCCATCAATGCTGTAACCAACACGCATAATACCCATGTCAGAAACACCGGCAACACCCAGCGGAGACTCTAGGCGCTTGAACAATCTTGAAGCCTGGATAATTGAAGCAAACTTGATTGGCTCAGGAACACTTGACCAGCCCCAAGTTCCAGTTACTTTGACTAAAGCGATATCTGCCCAAACAGGGAATAAATAGTTATCTGTTGCGGTTATCGCTGTATAAGGTGAATACGCACCATTAGCCAGTTGATTAGGCGGAAGAAGCTGATAATCGCCAACATCCCAAGTTGTATCAAAAATTAGCGGATCAGTTGAAGAAGTCTTTAACTCAGTCAATGTTTGTAAATCATCAATCCAACACATAAAACCATCGTTAGCCTGAAAATAGCGGACAACACCTGCACCAGTTGAATAGAAGAACCGGTTGCAGTATTGGTCAATCATGCGAGAAGCCGAGTTAATGCTTTGCTCAATCAAAGTGTCATCAACAGAATCAGT